CTAATAATGCATTAGAACCTAAAAATTTAACAACATCTGAAGGATCTTTTTCTTTCATAAAAGAAGGGTTGTTAAGATAATTTAATCTAGTATCAATTTCTAAAGTTAATAATCTAGAAAATCTTTTACCAGTGTCATCATTGTCAGTATATATATAAACATGGTCAAACTTGCTAAATAGTTCATCAATTATAGGTAGCAATATTTTGTAACTGTTTTCTGATGGCAAATTAAATGCATCAAACCCAAGACTATTTAAACACATAGTATCCTTTAAAGAAGAAGTAATAAAACAAACATTAGTTTTATACTCTAATTTAGAATAACCTTCTAGGATAGCTTTAATAGTCCTCCATTTTTGCATAGGATTACCTAAAGGATTATATAATTTAAATAATTCATCATTATCATAATAACCAAATATAGGATTAAATTTGCTAGAAGAATAATTAATAACATCATTTTTTAATACATACTTAATAGGTTTAATTTCAAACCTATTTAAAATATTTAAATTAATTTGAAATTGATTCCAGTAATTTAATTCAAAATCTTCAAAAGATTTAATAATACCAGTATATTTAGACTTTTGTTCAATTACAGGTTTTTTTTCTAAAATTAAAAGAGGAGCTTTTTGGTGCTCCCCCTTAATTTCAGATAAAAAATTACCTTTAACTTTATTACTATACTTTAAATCTAAATTAATTTTATTTATACTAGACTTTCTATCATTTAAATTATACAGTTTATTTACATATTCAATACAATCTAAATGAGTAGGATTAAATGCCCAGTCCATAAATAAAAGAGTATCATTTCTTTCTGTAAAATAACATTTAGGAGTTTTATCATTTCTTAATGGATTTTTAAAACTAGTTTTTAAGTCAAAACTTCCAAAATAATGCCTAAATATTTCATACTGTTGATCTAAAGCATATATCATAATAGAGTTTAATTAAAATGCAAATGGATTATCTCCTAAGGTACTAGATTGAGTTTGAGGAGGAGTATTTGCTTTTATTTCTTCAGGATTAAATTCTTCTAAAGTTTCAGATATTGGAGCAATGTTACCAGAGAATCCGCCATACTCTCCCATTAAAGCATCTATAATTTCTTTTGCACCTTTTCTATTAGGATTATCCTTCATAAATGCTTTAGAATAAATTTCCATATCATAGTAAGTATTGTTATCTACTTGTCTACTTTTAATACCACAATATACTTTAATAGTTTTATTATCTAAAACTAATTTTTGCAAATCAGCAAAATCTCCTTTAAATAAATTTTCTATTGGTAAGAAAATTTGAGGAGTATCTCCATCTTTCAAAGTATATTTAGATAAATCAGTTTCCCAATTCATAAGTTTAACAAAAAACTCAACTACTGCATCTTCTCCTTTAATACATTTTCTTGCATTTTCAGTATAATACCAAGTTTTGTTTTTATTTAATACAGATAAATCTTCTACATATGTAGCAAAGCCTTGACCATTTATCATTTTAGTTTTGCCAGATCTAGCAACATCATATCTGCCTTCTAACCAAAAAGTTACTTTGGTTTTTACATCTACTGCAGGAAGCAAACCCCAAATATCTACTCTTAAAGACTTTACTTCTTGTCCCTCAACATTCTTAGTAGTTAAATATTGTGGCTCAGAAGTTATTTGTCTATTAAGAAAAGCACCCAAATCTTTTCCACTTGGGTTTACCATAATAGGTTGAAAAGATCCTACACCATAATATTTCTTAATTGCAGGATTACTACTAGCTGTTTTTACGTTATTATTCATATAAATTTATATTATTTGTTTAAATTGTTAATTATTAAATAAAAATTTGATTCCAAAAAGTTACAAGTTCATCTTTCTCATTAAGTTCAGAAATTTTAAACTCTTTATTTCTTAAATGCTTACTTCTAGATCCGCCTATTACATCATCTGTGTGATTAAAAGATAGTATATTACTATTTTTATTTTCAGGGTCTCTATACATATATCCAATTGCATCTACTCTTAAAGCCAATAAATCTTTTAGTTTACCTTCTAAATTTAATTCTTTAATAGTTTGACCTGTTGCAGTTACTGATTTGTCAGATACATGCCCTACTACTATTAAAGTCTTACAGAACTTTGTAAAAAATTCCATAATTTTAAATAAAGCTTCTCTTTTATATACTTGACCTTTGCCATAAGCTAACTTATCTACATCAAAATCAAAAGATTCATTTTTATTTTCTTCTCTATTGTAAGATCTTACTGCTAACTGATTAAGAACTTTTTCTTTTAATGAAGTAACTGTATCAATAATAATATAATCATACTGAGGTTTTTGTTCAGAAAAAGCTTGTATAATTGTATCAAACTCATTAAGATTAGTCATATTAACTTTTGTACATTCATAAAAATCTGCACCTCCTTCCATATCTAAAATAAGAGAATTAGATAGTTGAGATAATGCATGAGTTTTACCAGTTTTTTTTTGAGAAAAAATAACCATAGTTCTTGGATTAACTACAGTTGGTTGTTGGGGTTTTGTGGGTAATAAAAAATTTTCTTTACTCTTTTAAAATTTGATTTTTTTTATTTATAAAATTTGTAATTTCTAAACTATTTTTAGGCTCAGGTAAAGATTCAAAACTAAATCCTTTTGGATTAAAAAAGATAGGTTCAGCCACACCTGTTCTTCCAAATCTATTCTTACACATGTGAATAGATCTAAAACAATCTTCTAACCCATGAGATTTATCTGATTCTAAAATTTGATAACCATAATAATTGTTTAGTTTGTGTTTGTAAGGAGAAAATAATCCTAAAATAACTTGATAAGATCTTGCTACTTTTATATTATCTCCTAATTTCTGAGGCTCAGGTTCTAATCTACCTGCTTTAAAGTGATTTAAATCTCCTGCAGCCATCTGCTGTTGTTGAACACAACATACATGCCAGTTCCAATGTTTAGTCATTTGTTTTCTAGCATAAGAATTAACCATTCTGTCTATACTTCCAGATAAATCTAATGGAATTCCTAAATCATTTTTTTCAGGTTCTAAGATATTAACATTATCTATAACTACTGTTACAATTTCATTAGGATTATTCGGTTTATAATGACTATAGACTTCCAATGGACCATCTTTAGTTTCAATTGTTTTGTTAATGTGTTGGCCTCTAGAATAAGATAAATTCCTACATTGTTTATAAATACCAGTAGGATTTGACGTATGGTCATCAAATATTATAAATTTCTTTATTAAATCAAAATAATCTTTAATTATAGTAGATTCCATTAATTCAATAGTTTTTTCATCTAAAGGATTAATCCTTGATAATAATTCATCTTGAGTTTTATTGACATTGTAATATTTAGCTAAAGCATACTGAATAATACTAATCTCAAATTCTTCTACTGATTCTTCTAATCCAAACCAATAACAAACATAATCTAAGTCAGATGGGTTTTTTAATGATAATATATAATCTGCTACGCTAAATACATAAATATATTTAGCTAAAGAAGTTTTACCTACTGAAGTCTCAGCAGTAACGCAAACTAATGCTCCAGGAAAAATACCACTAAAGTACTTTTTCATACCATTAAAAGGATTGGGAACACAATTAATATACCCATCTAATAATTGTTGTTTATTTTCTTTAATTCTATTTAATATTTCCATTAGAATACTAATTTATCATTTTTAATAAACACTCCTTTTTGCATTTCTAATATATTATCTAATAGTAAGCTTCCACCATTTTTTTCTATAAAGTATTGGGCATCCAGGGAGAAGGCAAGATTTCCATTATCTTTAATGTTTTGATGGTAAAAGTCTACTGCTCTTAAAATTTCATCAAAAGATGTTTTATATTTATTAATAAATACTTCTAGCTTTTTCTTAATTAAAGATTTTGGACTAAAAGATACTTTATTAATACCTAACGTATTTTGAGTAAATTTTTCATAATAATTTTCAACAAAATCATCAGTTATTTCACTTACATATTTTGTTCCATTAAGTACATTTAAACCTAAATTTGTTATTTCAAAATTAGATAAATCTGTGTTTGATTCATTATTATCAATAAATCGTATTAATCCATTCCTTAATAAAGGGTTTGGAAATTTGCATTTAGGATAATTGATTAATAATTTACCTACTGTTTCTTCTGTAATCATTTATAATTTAATCAATGGGTTCAAATAATTTTAAATAACATTTATTCACATTCTTGACAAAATTTTTTGTATTCAAGATTGGCTAAATGTTGAGAGTACAAAGATACAAAAATTTCATAATTGTTTATCAATGTATTTACATTTTCTCTATTATTTTTTTTATCTAAAATAAATAATTCTGGTAACATACTAAAATTACTTTTTTTATCTCTAAGTAAATTAGAGGTATCCTTCAAATTGCTTTGAGTTGTTTGTAACATAAAATTTATAAATTTCTAAAAAAAACTTCCAATCCATAGAAGCAATGTCTGTTCTACCCATTTTATGTCTTAAAATAAACGGATGTTTATGAATTAAGTCATTTTTTGGATAATTTTTTTCTAGTAGTTCTTTGCTCTCATCCCTTAAAATATCCCATTTAGGTCTATTATTTAAATAGCCCATTTTGCATTGAATATTTAAAGGTAAAAAAGCTAAATCTACTTTACAACTATCAAGTAAATGAGATGCATTTCTTGAAGTCTTTGTTTTTGGGAAAATATCTCTTAGATCTTTTACAGTTAATTGTTCTAATAGATGTCCCTTTCTTCTTTGTTTATTACTCATTAGTTTCTCATATTTTTTATTTTAAAAGTTATTAATTTTTTTACACTATTTAGCAGCGTACCAAGACTCTGCTACATTAGCATCTGCACTCATAAATAAGACTGGATTAGTTAGAAATAAATTACCGCCATTAATCATGCTTTGTTCTAAAATAACTTTATATTTATCACATAAAGAATCTTTTACTTCTAAGACAATCTCATCATGAATAACATTAGCAATTCTAACATTCCAATAGTCATTATTTTTTTCTATTTCATTAAATAACAATACAGTAGCATATTTAGTTTGGTGTGCTGCAGTTCCTTGAGTTGGTGCATTTAAACATAATCTAAGATATTGAGATTTTAAAGTAAAGTAATCACTTATCTTATGTTTATTACTTAAAAATAATTCATAAGCAGCATAATTTTTAACTTCATAATAATCAAATACTTTGTCTGCTTCTTTTTTATTCTTATACTCTGCTTTACCTAACCTATAAGTTTCCCAAAAATTATTATCAAATTTTAAAATATCAGCATGTGCAACTATAAAATATTTATAATTAGGTAATCTAAGTTTGAAACCTAAAGCATATTCAATATATCCTTTATTAATAGCTTCTTTTAATTTATTATTACCATACTCATAAATACCAGAATGTAATTGTTTAAATAAACTTTCAATTCGCATACCTTCTTCAATAGGTAAGCCTTCATTTAGTGCTAAAGTATAGCCATTCCCACCAAATTGAAAGCAAAATCTCGGACCCTTAGAAGCATTTCTTTTAGCTTTATGTTCCTTAATAATTTCTGCATCAGTTAAATCTTTTATTTCAGGATATAAAACTCTAGCAAATGCACAATGTAAATCTTTTTTATCTACAATAGATTCAATCATAGCAAAATCTCCTGTAATATCAGCACCTACAATTGTTTCTTGACCTGCATAATCTGCTACTATAATTTTATAACCATTATTAGCTATAAAACATTCTCTTGTTTCTTTAGTTGCAGGAAAATTCAAAAAGTTAATCTCTCCTTTTCTTGAAGAAATTCTAGCAGTATCTAATATAGGATTAAATCTAGTATATACTCTGTTATCAGGCTGTATTTTATTTAAAATACCACTACCAAAAGTGGTTACATTATGTTCATTTTCTTTAAAATTTAACCATAATTTTACAAATTCATGTTTAGATTTAGATAAAACATTTTTTTCTATACTTTCTTTAACAACTCCTTTTTCATCTATCTCAACATTAATACCTAAACTTTTAAATACAGGTATCATTTGTTGAGAAGAAGATAATAAACAATTAATTTTTTTTTCAGTAGAAAATAATTCTAATTGTAAATTTCTATATTTAGGAAGATTATCAAAAATATATTCTTTAACTATATATTCAGCTTCTTTATATTTTTTATAGTCAATATTCATTTTGTTTTGCCAAGCATCTTTAGATAAAGGCAATCCACATAATTGAATATAAGTTAAAGCTCTTATATGGCTACAATGTAAAACATAAGTTTCTAAAGCATTATAATCTGTTAATTTTTCTAAATATTTATTATGTAACTCTATTAGTTTATCTACGTCATTAAAACAATATTCAATAGTTGAAGGTTGAGATAATTGAACTGTAGCTATATTACCTTGTTCAGTTTTATCATAATAAATATTTAATTCTCTATTCATACATTCTTTAAAAGAATTTCTTATAGAAGGATCTCCATTATAATAAATCATAGAAGCTAACATTGTATCTCTTACATTTTTTAAAAAATAGTTTTTTATAAAAAAGAAAGATAAATCAAATGCTGCATTATGAAATATTATTATTTTATCTTCAATAAAAGGTATTACTTCTTGTAAAAGAATAATATTGCCTGTATGAGTTTGTAAATCTATAAGATAGTTATTAGTGCCAGTACCTATTTGTATTGAAAATATAGAGTCTTTAAATGGATCAAATCCTGTAGTTTCTGTATCTAATGCAATAGTTTCAGGTAAAACCATATCTTCTAAAAAACAGTAATTATAATCACCTATTTTCTTAAAAAATTGCTGATTTCTAGTTATTATATAATTCATTAGATAAATTGTTTTAATATTTGAAAATCTTTAGCATCAATTACTTGTGCATTATCTATACTATAAGTTTCTTTTTCTTTAGAAAGTTTTAAGAAAGGATAAGGTATATCTTCTACATTTAATTCTGCTTGCATTATTTCATATAAACCTTGCTTACTAATTAATTTATTTACAAATGCACTAACAGTATCTACAGAAGTTAATAATGACATATTTAAATATAATCCTTTTTTTAATAATTGTATATGATTATCAAAGTCTTCATTATCAGGTTTAATAGTAAATACATGCGCAATATCATCTTCATAATAATCAATAGTTTCTGGTATTTCTTCTAAGACCTCTAAAATAGTTAATTTCTTTTTATTATAAAGAATATTATTATTATATTTTACATCTTTTTTAAATACTAAATAAATAACATTACTAGAGTAATTATATTCAATCTCTTTATTAAATAAATAAGAATTAATTAAATTTTCAGTATGAAAATATGTTAAAATAGACAAATTATTAGCTATTTTTTTAAAGATACTTATATGATTTAATAAAAATAAAGAAGTCTGAGTCATTTTTAACTCTTCTAATTCTTTAAAAAATTGGGGCTTCTGGGGATACTTCAATATCTTTCCATTCATTTTTAATATATTTTTCAATTAAATCTAAGGCATCATCAATTAATACTTTACCCTCTATTTCATCACGATATGATAAAGGATAAATAAGTGGTTCATCAACTTTTAGTGAATTACATACCACCCAATGAAAAGGCCTTAAAGTATAGTTACTATAATTATTTTTTTCCATAAAATCTTCTATACCCATTAAATAGAGTTTACCTTGTAAGTGATAAAAATATTTTTTAACACTCTCAGGAAACTTTGGAGGATAACTACTAGATTTTAAATCTGTTACAATTATTTCTTTATTAACATGATCTATTCTTAAATAATCTAATTTAATAAATATGTTAAAGTCTCTATATTTAAAACTATATTCAAATTGAGCTTGGCCACTAGAAAATAAATATAAAGCTTGTTCATCTTTTAATAAATAATTTCCAATTTCTTGACCTAAATCATAGTTTGTTTTTAACAATTTATTTTTTGGATCTTTATAATATTCTATATAATCTTGGTATTCTAAGATTGTATCTAACATTTTTTGATAATTCTTAGACTTAACTTCCATTGCTTGACTTGCTTCTTCTACAGAAACTAAGTCAAACTCTTTTTTATTATCAATAATGTAATCTATAATAGACTTTGGTTGAGGTTTAGGAATTAATATATCTAATATTAATTCTGTAAATTCTTCTTTAAATACTGTTTTGTCTATAACTGTTCCTTTTTCTAAAGCATTAGATTTTCTATAAACAGGATTTAGAAAAGAATCTTTACCTTCTTTTATTAATCTAGTTAAAGAAGAATAACTTAATCTAGATGTTTCTTTGTTAAATGTTGTCATAATTAAATATTAATTATTTTTATTTGTTTAAAATTTTCCATACCATTTAGTACCCACTTTTCTTCTACTGTATCTTTTGCTACAATAAAAAAAATTTTTGATAAATCATCTACAGTTAGTCTTAAAAATCTACCTATTAGTTGTTGCTTAGAAGAAGTTGAACTATCTATTCCTAATACAAACCCACATTTTAAATGAGGAATACTAACAGATTCTTTTAAAATACCTACATTTACTAACTTTTCTTTTTTTGATTTATAAAAATTATCATATATTTTAATTTTCTTTTCTTTATCTAAAGAAGAATTATATACAGGAAAATTAAATAAATTACTTTGCTCTATAGATCCAGCATAAATTAATATTTTTTTATCTTGTAATTCTTTATCAATAATTTGATTTGTTATACTAACCTTACTTTTTAAATTATTTAAAAAAATCTTTAATTTATTTAATTCTGGACAATAATGTTTAACCATAGGAGCATTTAAATACCTCTTATAATAATATTTATACAATGCTTTTTCATCTTCAGGTAAATCATACTTTAAAATATACATTTCAAAATTATTTAACATTTTTTCTTCAATAGCATCATGCATTAAATATTTATAAGAAATAGGTAAAATATTATAAATAGGATGGTTTAATAATGGTGTTCCAGTTAATCCAATAATTTCAATATTAGAATTAATTTTTATAAGTTTTAATAACTCATAATAAACTTTAGTTGTTTCTTTGTGAGCTTCATCATAAATAATTAAATCATAGTGTTTTATATAGTTATGTAAAGACTTATTACATATCATATCTATATTTTCTTTACTACAATTCCATTTTGTTAATTCTGATAAAAAGTTTGTAGAATAAATTTCTCTGGCACCTGTAAATAAAATTTTAGCACAAGGGTTTGTTTCCCTTATGCTAAAAATTCTATCTATTGCAATTTTTGTCTTACCCATACCAACAGACAATCCAATAATAGATTTACAATTGTTTAATATGTGGGCTTGAATTGCTTGTTGTTGAATATTATCTATCATTAAAGCTTAGCAGTTAATAAATCAGAGATTATTTTACATTCATCTAATTCAGAGTTTAATCTCTCAAAACTTTCTTTATAGAATGATAATTCTCTTTTTAATTGTTCAAAGTCTTCTTGTAATAAATAAGTTCCTTTAGTAATTTCTTCTAAAGATCCCTCATTATTTTTAATAAAAAACGGTTTTATTGTAAAGTAATTAAGCATTTGTATTATTTATTTTTTCTGTGATTTGTAAAAATTTATTATAATGAATTTTAATTAATAAATCCACGATAATATCATTTGATTTGTTATTTTTCTTTGAAGCATATTCTAATAATTTTGCAAATATTAAAGAATCTTTTTCAGATTTAGTTTGTATAGATATGCCAAAGATTTTTGGGCAAATAACTGTAGAAAACACCACTACTTTATCTGCTTCGCTAATATAATCCATTAAATCTATACTTGTTTTTATTTTAACAAGTCTATTTAATGATTGATTGTTAAAAAGTTCTACAAGATAATACATAATTAAATTTCTAGTTTTAAGATATTTAATCCATATACTGCCAATAATAACATATCATTTTTAGAAAAATGTCTAATAGTTTTTTTTGGTTTAATTGTAGCAACTTCTTTTACTTTTAACTCATACTTGGCTTTTACATAACCAACTCTATAAGTATCTGCATAAGATAAAATTTCTTTACAGCTAATGTCTTTTTTTAATTTTTCTGAATAGTAATGCATAATGTTAATAATTTAATTTGTTAATAGTTAATTTATTTATTTGTAATAAGGTAGTTTATAATGTATAACTCCGCCTGTGTATTCTTTATGTACTAATTGCCAATTTTTATATTTTTCGAATAAAAAATCAAGATAAATGCACATCACCTTCACTTGTTTA